TATCGTTTTAACATTAACATGTTGCCGCGACAAAGTGGAAAAACAACCTGTGCAAGTGCATACTTGCTATGGTATGCCATGTTTCACCCTGATCAAACTATCTTAGTTGCTGCACACAAGTATGTTGGCTCGCAGGAAATTATGCAGCGTATTCGTTATGGATATGAACTATGCGACGAGTATGTTCGAGCTGGAGTGGTCAACTACAACAAAGGCAGTATTGAATTTGACAACGGGTCTAGAATCGTGTCAGCAACAACAACTGGCAATACTGGCCGTGGTATGTCCATATCTTTGCTATATTGTGACGAGTTTGCATTTGTACAACCCAATATAGCAACTGAATTTTGGACTTCAATTTCGCCCACACTGGCCACTGGCGGTCGAGCAATCATTACCAGCACGCCCAACAGTGACGAGGACGAATTTGCAATAATTTGGAAAGATAGCCAAGACAACTTTGACGAGTACGGCGATGAAAAATCAGATGGTACTGGGCGTAATGGGTTTCATGGATTCCGTGCCGAATGGCACGAGCACCCAGATCGTGATGAAGAATGGAAACGAGTTGAAACGGGTCGTATTGGTGAAGAGAGATTTCGTCGTGAGTACGGTTGTGAATTCTTGGTGTTTGATGAAACACTGATCAACAGTTTGAAACTGGCAGAGCTCAATGGTCGAGAACCGCAATTCAAGATGGGTCAAGTGCGTTGGTGGCGCAAACCTGAACCAGGAAAACTGTATCTCATTGCATTAGACCCTAGTTTAGGCACAGGAGGCGATTACGGAGCCATTGAGGTGTTCCAAATGCCGGAGATGATACAAGTGGCAGAGTGGCAACACAATGTTACACCTATTCAACAACAAGTAAAGATACTTAGAGACATACTGGTTTACATCAGCAATGAGCTGGGTGGAGATGCCTTCAATCAAATTTACTGGAGTGTTGAGAACAACACTGTGGGCGAAAGTGCCTTGGTTGTGATTGATAATCTAGGCGAAGAAACATTCCCAGGATTGTTCCTTAGTGAACCGTCACGCAAAGGGCATGTTAAAAAGTTCCGCAAAGGTTTTAACACCACTTTTGGCAACAAGATTAGCACATGTGCAAAAATCAAGTTTCTCATTGAAGAAAACAAAATGAATTTGAACAGTCGCCCTTTAATCAGCGAACTTAAAACCTACATAGCCGCAGGCACCAGCTTTAAAGCCAAGGAAGGGCAGCATGACGACTTGGTGGCTGCTATGTTGCTGGTAGTTCGCATGAGTTTGTTGTTAGCGGAGTGGGATCCTGCGGTGTTTAAGCTAATGCGGGTAGCCAGTGAGTTGGATGGCGATGATTGGGAGCCGCCCTTGCCAATCTATATATCAACGGGCATGTGATAAATATAAGATGAATACGAACCTAGATAAAATTGCACTTGACCTATATGGCAAGATTCAAACTCGGTATCCTAATGTAAAAATAGGAGACGAGAATGCCCAAGTTTTAAGCAAAAAAGACGACATTCCCAATGCTCGATTCTTTGAGTTTGAATACAAAGAAAATGGTGAAAGCCTAGGTACAATTGCTATTACTCTGGACCAAGATGACGGCATTGTTATGCAACTGAGCGGAGAACTTGCAGATGACAAGCATCCTGGTGCATTTAGATTTATAAGAAGTTTTAGAAGTTTTGCCAAAGATCGATTACTTAAATTTGATGTACAGAACATAGGCAAAAGTGAATTAGACAAACGTGATTATGCATTTCAAGCAAAACCCAAGGAACAACCCATGGAACCAATGATGGAAAGTAAGCTGTATGGCACAGCCCGTATGAGTTATCAGGATTTAGGCGAAGCCAAATTGATTGTTAAACACAGCCAGCCTATCAACACCGAACTGGCAGCTGGTCGCACTCAGCACATTGAAAGCATCTATGTGGAAAATGCGGAAGGCGAGCGTTTTAAATATCCTTACAAGCACCTGAATGGTGCCCGTGCACTGGCAGAACATTTGAAAGCTGGCGGCAATCCTTATGATGGTATTGGTCAGCACATTACCAGTTTGAGCGAAGAATTGGCACAACTACGCAAGTTCAAAGGTTATGTTGGTCGCAACGCTACACTATCAGAAGCAATGAATGATATCAATGACAGCGTAAATGAGCGTATTGATGCTGTGAAAAAAGAGGTACAAAGTCTTCAACGACCCGGTTATTATCAACAGTTTGCTGAAAGTTTTGAAGCCCGTGTGTCTCAAGATATTCCTGAAGAAATTCTAAATGATTGGATTGATCGTTTGACCATCCGTACATTTAACGAAGAATTAAAAACAGCATTTCCCTACATCTATCGACTGGTCGGTGAAAACATTGCTGTTAGAGAACTTTCTCCAGATGATGTTCTAGGAGAAATATTTGACGGTGATAAAGAAACTGGTACCACTCACAAAGGTGGCACAGTTGAAAAAACAAAACACGGTATCAAACACACCAAAACAGACTACGACGATGGCAACGGACAAAAAGGTGCCAAGAAAACAGACAGTTCAAACAGTCCCTATAAAAAATATCCAGTACCTGATCCAGAAGATCAGTTTGAAAACTTTATTAACAGTATTGTTGAAGATGAGGAACAGGAAGGCGAGAATGAATTGTTCAGTGCAGATGTTTCCAAACAAAGCAACGCTCTTAACAAGTTAAAAGGCTTGATAAGTGGAGATTTAAAACCAGGTGTTGACGGTGTAAATGCAGCACTGAGTCTAAAAGGTATCATTGATAGTCAGGTGTTTGCAGATGAATATTTGGCTGGTATGAGTGACGAAGACGATGTGGGCACAATGTTGAAAAAATATCTACAAGATTTAGCTGCAGGCAAAATTACAGATGATAGTATGCAAGGTGCAGGTGTGGGCGATGTTAAAGAGATTGCACAAAATATCATAGCCACAAAGGCTTTAGACTCGGGCGCAAGTGTAACACCGGTGGGCGGAGAAGAAGTTCCTCCGGCGGCTCCTGCGGCAGCAGCACCAGAAGCGCCTGCAGCACCTGAAGCAGTTCCTCCAGCCGGCGTAGCGGCGCCAGCTCCCGAACAACCAGCTCCAGTTGCGGAAGGTAACGACAAAGAGCCCCCGTTTGATGGTCCTTATACAAAAGCTCGCGGTGACATTACAGACAAAAGTGGAGCAAAGCATACCGGACATAGTCATGCTAAACATTTAGCTAAAACTGGGTTAATAAAGGCCATTCATAATGCTAAAAAGGCTGGCGCCGATCTGGATACAACGCTGGATTTTGGGCACAGAGAAATGACCCTGCATGACTGTATTGAAGAATGTGGAATGAGACCTCAAGATTTTGGATTTGACACAGGCGAAAACGAAAGCGGTACAGAACAGATGTTAAAAAGTATTTCAGGATTCTGGAACAAAGAAGCCAAAAACTTTACAATAGGTGGCACAAGAGCCAAGACCAAGATTGTAAAAGATTTTAAAAATGGTGAATTTGGTAATGCCAGCGAAGAAGATTTACAACATGTACTGCACATGATTGACAAAATGGATCCAAGTGACGACGGTAATAACGAACTAAGTCATATCAAGCGATTAGCTGGCATGCATGATCAAACCGCAGAAGAAGATATGATGAACCCACAAGATATGATGAAAGGCATGATGGGACAAATGGGCGGCATGCAGATGCCCAACATGCCACAGATGCCCAACATGCCACAGGGCGGAACAAATTCCTCCAGTCATACCATCAATGGTAAGTCAGTTGACAAGGCTGCATATGATCAATTTATGGCCCAACATCCAGAACTCAATAAAGCCAAGGGAATGTTGAACCAACGACAAGCTCCAAAAGTTTCTTGGGATCCAGCTGTTCGCCAACAACAAACAGGTGGCAACCGTAGAACCTCCATGGACAACTTTGAAGAATCAGCTGAACTAACAGCAATGCTAAAAATTGCCGGATTAAGATAATAAGGAAATATCATGAAAAAAATTACAGAATCAGAATTACACACTCGTGTAGCTAGACTTCGCGAATACATGGCCACAGTTGAAAATGAACAAGTAAACGAAGAAGGGGTTATGAATGCGTTAGGTCAATTGGGGGGTGCTGTTGCAGGTACAGCTATGAATGGCGTTAATGCAGTTGGTAATGCAGCAAGCGGTGCATACAATGCTGCAAAACAAGGAGTTCAAGCGGTAGGCAATGCTGTTAGTGGCGCAGTTGCTCCGGTTGTACAAGGTGCAAAACAAGGCTATGCATCGGCTACTGGTCAACCTGCACCTGCGGCATCACCTGCTGGCACAACTAAACCTGCGGCAAAACAAGACCAAGCCGTGATGAAGATTCAACAAGATCTAATTGCTAAGGGTGCTAAGATCAAAGCAGACGGCATCATGGGACCAGCTACTAAGGCGGCGCAAGCACAGTTTGCTCCAAAACCAGCAGCGGCGCAAGCACCAGTAAAATATCCTGGAGCAACACCAGCAACTACAGGTCTGCCAGCCAGTGTTCCAGGAAGTATAGCAGCTATTACTAATCAAGTTGCTGCAGAACCAGCACCAGCAGCTAATGCCCCGGCAGCATCATTAGGCGGTTTATCTTTTACAGATGCAAGTAAAAAAGCAAATGCGGCAGCTGCACAACCAGCTCCCGCCGCAGCTCCAGCTGATACAACCACAGCAGGTGGAGCGGCAATGGCTAATAAACCGGCGGCGGCACCGTTGCAAAATCCGACGGGCCGTCCTGCCAACTATGACAGCGAAGAAGGTCAAGCAGCCTTTGATCCAACATGGGGCGGCACCAAGGCGGCACCAGATACACGAACTGTTATGCAAAAAGTTTTACCCAATTTTGCAGGCGGGCAATCGGCTCCAGTAGCTGCCAACCAAAATGCTACTTGGAATAATGCTCAACAACGAGCTGTGAGCAATCCACCGCTGGCCGCACCAGCTGTTGCTGAATCAGTTGGTTTTCAAAACGACGAATTGAGTAGGATTATTAGCTTGGTGCATCATAGATAATTGAGTAAACAACTCGTAATTCCAGCAAGATTTCTCTTGCAAACATAAATAAAAGTGCGTATAATAACATATATGCACTTTTTGTTTTAGTAGGTACTAGAACATACAGGCAAAAACAAAGGCTATTAATAGGAGAACAATTATGGCAACTTTAGCTGAAATACGAGCAAAACTTAAAGCATCTGAACAAAAAGGTTCAGGAGAACGAACAGGCGGCGATAAGTCAATTTATCCCTTCTGGAATTTAAAAGAAGGTGGCGAATCTACACTTAGATTCTTACCAGATGGTAACACCGACAACACTTTTTTCTGGGTTGAGAGAGCAATGATCAAATTGCCTTTCTCAGGCGTGAAAGGTGAATCAGAGAGCAAAAACATCACAGTACAAATCCCCTGTGTGGAAATGTACGGCGACACTTGCCCAATCCTGAGCGAAGTTCGCGCATGGTTCAAAGATCCAGCATTGGAAGACATGGGTCGTAAATACTGGAAAAAGCGCAGTTATATTTTCCAAGGGTTTGTTGTAGAAGACGGACTTGGCGAAAAGAGCGAAGAACAACCGGAAAATCCAATTCGTCGATTCATCATTGGCCCTCAGATCTTTACCAGTATCCGTGCGGCGTTGGTTGATCCAGAGTTGGAAGATTTGCCAACCGACTTTGTGCATGGGTTGGACTATCGCATGAAAAAATCCAGCAAAGGCGGCTATGCTGATTATTCAACCAGTTCTTGGGCACGCCGTGAGCGCCCACTCAATGATATTGAGCAAGCAGCTATCAAACAACATGGCCTGTTCAACTTGAATGACTTCCTGCCTAAAAAGCCAGGCGAAGTTGAATTGAAAGTCATGAAAGAAATGTTCGAAGCTTCGGTAGACGGCGAACCCTATGACATGGAGCGATGGGGTCAATACTTCAAACCAGCTGGCATGAGTCAAAATACAGGCGATCCTAAAGCCTCTCCTAAAGCATCGGCAGCTCCAGCTGATGACTTTGATGAGCCAACACCAGTGGCAAAAGCTACTCCCGCTCCAGCGCCAAAAGCTGAAGCAAGTACTGGCGGCGACAGCAAAGCACAGGACATTTTGGCAATGATTCGCAATCGTCAAAAAGCGTAATTTACCACTTGGGCCTCTGTGACATTAGTCACATGCCCGAGTTTTCTATGGAGAAAAATAATGGCAAAAGCACAGAAAATTAATGAAAGTTTTACTTTGAGTTTTAATAGCCGTGAGGATCAATCCGGCGATACAGTGGCTGATATTGATATTAGGTTTGATAACCCTAAAGATGATAGTGTTTTAATTAACAGATTGAACACTTGGCTAAAAGCAATTGGGCGTGAAGACATCGTTATTTCACCTAAGGCAGGTATGTAATATGGCTACCAAAGCGTTCGATTTATCAAAATTTAGAAAGACTCTTACTAAGAGCATTGACGGACTGGGTATTGGATTCAATGACCCAACTGATTGGGTCAGTACTGGTAACTTTGCCTTAAACTATCTAATCTCAGGTGACTGGAACAAGGGTGTTCCCCTAGGCAAGGTTACAGTATTTGCTGGCGAATCAGGCGCTGGCAAGAGTTATATCTGTTCTGGAAACATCATTAAGAATGCACAAGAGCAAGGTATCTATTGTATCTTGATTGATACAGAAAACGCACTTGATGAACAATGGTTGAAAGACCTCGGTGTTGACACAAGTGAAGACAAGTTGCTTAAACTCAACATGGCCATGATTGATGACGTTGCCAAAACAATTCATGAGTTCATGAGTGAGTACAAGGTAATGGAAAATCGTCCTAAAGTCATGTTTGTGATAGACTCTTTGGGCATGTTGCTTACGCCAACTGACATTAACCAGTTCCAAGCTGGTGATATGAAAGGTGACATGGGCCGTAAGCCAAAAGCATTAACCTCATTGGTTCGTAACTGTGTCAACATGTTTGGTAATCACAATGTGGGGATGGTGTGTACTAACCACACATACGCAAGTCAGGACATGTTCGATCCAGATGACAAGATCTCGGGTGGCCAGGGTTTTGTTTACGCAAGTTCTATCGTGGTTGCAATGAAGAAGCTCAAGTTGAAAGAAGACGAAGACGGTAACAAGGTAGCAGAAGTAAACGGTATTCGTGCCAGCTGCAAGATCATGAAAACTCGGTATTCAAAGCCTTTTGAGACATTGCAAATTAAGATTCCGTACTCAACAGGCATGAATCCTTACAGCGGTCTAGTAGATATGTTTGAAAAACAAGGTCTATTAAAACAGTCTGGCAACAGACTTGCATGGATTGATCCAGAGACAGGCGAAGAGTTCAAATTCTATCGAAAAGAATGGAAAGATGATAAATTAGATATGATAATGAATAAATTTCATTTGATCAAACCAACAACTACCATTCCCGAGGAGACAGAAGAGCATGTTGAATGAAACGCAAATTAGCGACATCTGGTTGATGTTTGTTGAATATCTAGACAAAAAACAAACTGAAACTGTGGCCGAGAGATACATTGATCTCTTGGCAGATTTTGGAGTACCAGATAGAGTATTTAAAGATGCAATCGGCGTGGATGAAATTTTAGATCAAGCTATTGGCTATTATCTCGATGATGACACCGACAGCGATGATGAAGAAGAAACACAAGAACTGGATTTCTAATGGGTTGGTATACTGATATCAGTCGAGATATTTCCAATATTCCCGATGCAGTGTTATATTTTGAAGGCGAACTGGTTGAAGCTCGTAAAGAGTGCAAACTTTCTGGCAATGTTGAAAGAGCAGCTGCTAGCATGCCTGGAGTTGTAGAACACAGATTTGGACAATTACAGGAAATAGAAGCCATATTAGAATACCTAAACATTGAATTAAGACGACTCAAAAGTCAGCATTTTCGAAAGTATTTAGAAAATTATCAGCGAGCTCTCAGCAGTAGAGATTGTGACCGATATGTGGAAGGCGAGGCAGATGTTGTTGACTTTGAAAAAATTATCAACGAATTTGCCTTGCTACGCAACAAATGGCTGGCTGTAATAAAAAGTCTAGATCAAAAACAATGGCAAATTACAAACATTGTTAAATTGCGTGTTGCTGGCATGGAAGACGCCAGCATATAGTCAATCTGCTCAAAACTCTCTCAATAGGCCTTAAATAATATGGGCCTATTTTTTTCTTAATGGTTGACCTTTTACATGTAACAGCATATACTACAACATATGATGACCGTTGACACTTTATTATTTAAAATTGTAAATTTTAATATACCTTGCATAGAAGACTGTGTGCCTGACCGAGATTGCAGAGTGTTGCGTAGTATTTTCAATAACCTCAATAGTGGGCTTTACATTACTGAAAATCAAAGCAAATTGTTAGTGAAGATATTGCAAGACAACGCAGGAAAAATTACACACTTCACGGAAGAAATAAAACAATCATTAGCGTCTCCAGAATGGAATAGAAGTTTCAGGCAAGTTGAACAGATTAAAAAAATGTTCCTTGATAAGGATGAAGAAGGAGATTTACGAATCACCGTAGAATTTAGCTTTAACCACGAAATTAAAAAAACTCTTGGTGAAATTTTAAAAAAATCTGAAGACATGAATGTTCAGATCAACGGAAAAAAGTATGTTGTGGAGTTTACTGAAACAAATATAGTAACACTGATTGACGGGTTATCTCAGTATAATTTTGACATAGACGACATTTTAAAAGAACACTACACAACAATAAAATCATGGTCCAAACTTGAGATTGAAAGTCAATTTTTACTTACTAACATTGCACATCAGAATTTTCAAAAAGCAATTACAAGTGATCTAGGCATAGATACAAATATTGATCAACGCATAATCAGTGATCGTAGCATGCGGTACAAGTATGCCATTCAAGAATCAAAATACCTTGGAGAAGGTTTGACTGAGTTAATTGCCGCCAGATCAAAAAATAGAATTCATGTTGACAGAAACAAATATTCCATTCAAGAGATCATTGCCAGTTTGATCCAATTGAAAAGACTGCCTTTACTTGTGGTTTTTGACAATACAAGTGGTATCAAGTGTATAGAAAACTTACAAATTTTATCGGATGCTTTGGAAAATAACAGAATTTCAAACGGCATTGGAGTGTATTTTAGATTATCCAACGATGAAGTGGGCAAGAAATTTAATGCACTGATTGCAGAAAAAAACTATAATGCTCGTCTGGATAGCTCGTTGCATGTAGCAGCCGTAATAAGTGGAAAGTTGCCTAAATTTTTTCTTACCAACACATGGCGTCCAATGAGCATAATTGCATTAGATAGCAACATGGGCATGAGGCACGGAAAAACCAGCGTGTACTCTAATTGTTGTGACTGCATCATCGAGTGGGCCGATGAGCCAGCAATTTTAACCACGAAGACACATTTGAAATGACAGTAAAATTAGTAATCAGAGACGAAGTCAATATCAAGTTTGAAGGCTTAAATCTAGCAGCCCGCAAAAAACTTGTGTCAGTATTCAAATATGAAGATCCCACCGCAAGATATCGTCCTGCTTATCAATTGGGTCGATGGGATGGCAAAGTGTCAATGTTTGGGCTTGGTGGAAATGGTTATCTAAGTCAGTTGGAAAAATGTCTAGAAATACTGTCCAACATGGACATTAGTATTGATGAATTAGACGACTTGCGCACAACAAGTAAAATTAATTTTAAAGAAATAACAACTCAATACTGGGCCGACCACGGCAAGGTTTGGCCACCAGGCCACAGATTTGCAGGACAACCTATCATACTCCGCGACGATCAAGTGGAAGTGGTCAATAGATTTTTCACAAACACACAAGCACTGCAAGAAGTAGCTACAGGTGCTGGTAAAACAATCATGACAGCCACACTAAGTCACTGTGCTGAAAAATATGGGCGTACCATAGTGATTGTGCCCAACAAAGACCTGGTTGTGCAAACAGAAGAAGACTATATCAATGTTGGTCTAGATGTTGGTGTGTATTTTGGCGATCGAAAAGATTTAGGAAAGACTCACACCATTTGCACATGGCAGAGTTTGAATGTATTAGATAAAAAGAGCAAAAACTGGGACATAGAACATGCACTCACACTGGCAGAATTTCTTGACGGCGTAAAAACAGTCATAGTAGATGAAGTGCACATGGCCAAAGCTGAGGTGCTGAAAAATTTGCTCACAATCAATTTGTGCAATGCACCTATTCGCTGGGGACTTACTGGCACTGTACCCAAAGATGCATTTGAAGCAGAACCTATTTTTGCCAGTATCGGACCAGTAGTAGGCGGAATCAAGGCTCACGAGTTGCAAGAAATGGGCGTATTGAGCAATCTGCATGTGAACATTTTGCAACTCATAGACTTGCCAGAATTTAAAACCTATCAAGATGAATTAAAATATCTTGTTACCAATAAAGAAAGAATAACTTATTTTAGCAAACTAATCAAAGGCTTATCTGCATCAGGCAACACATTGATTTTAGTCAACAGGATCGATACAGGCAAATTATTAACAGAAATGATAGAAGGCGCCGTTTTTATTTCAGGCGAAGTTAAAGGTACAAAGAGAGCAGAGGAATACAAAGAACACGCTACGAATGACAACAAGGTCACAGTGGCAACTTTTGGTGTAGCCGCTGTGGGCATTAATATCCCTAGGATTTTTAATCTGGTTCTTCTAGAGCCCGGCAAGAGCTTTGTTAGAGTTATACAAAGTATCGGACGCGGGATTAGGAAAGCTGAAGACAAAGACTTTGTACAAATCTGGGATGTAACTTCAACCTGTAAATTTGCCAAGCGCCACCTCACCACGAGGAAAAAATTTTACAAGGATGCCAAATATCCGTTCACCATTGAAAAGATAGATTGGCAAAAATAAGGAATTATGCAGATACTAACATTAGATAACACAACTTTTTCATTGAGCAATCTGCCAGAAGAGGTTGACGAGAATACAAGATTTGCAGTACTGGATAATAGTAATCCTGCTGAGCCTGACTTCTTTTTTATGCCATTGATTTTTTTAGAAAGTTTCAATGCACCAGCCATTGTGTTAGAAATTGGAGACAATGAAGTAACCATGCCCATTGATTGGAGTATTGCGGTGGGCGATAGTTCTAGCAGTTGCGAGATTGAAATATTACCACTAACCAGTTTAAACGATAGGGGATTCGAAGCATTGGTGTTTAATCCGTTAAGTAGTTTTAGACTGGAATTTAAACCTATCAAAATTGTAAATTTTTACAGCGATGTCAAATGGTATTTTCCTAAAATGAAAAACGGTCAATTGCTAGCAACACCTATACAGAATGGCTCCAAACCCAATTGTGCTTATTTTGTTAAAGAAATCAGCAGACAAAGCGAAATTATTTTATTAGATAAATTATTGTAATGGGAAATCTCAAACCAGGCGCCAGTTACATCTACGAACGAGTTGGTGAAGAAATATATGCACGAGAGTTTGGAGCAACAGAGCGTAAATTAATTGGTTACAAGCATGAGATGGAAGATACCCCCGATCCCCGAACCGACGACGGCAGACCGTTGATTGAACACATACGGGATAGCAAGATGTGGGGCGAAATACATCGAGAGGCAAAAACCAATCCCACTTTACAAAAGGCCTTGGATCGTGCTATAATGATATACAAATTAAGCAAGGACAAACTTCGTGAGTGATAAAATTGAACTTAAAGAAAAAATAGCATTTGTAGATCTAAATGTCCGTGCAGCCTGGGACGAGATGACTCCTGATCAACAAAAAAGTCTTAAAGGTGAATTTTTTATTTTAAACAGATACATCAGCAGTGCGCAAGATCAAAAAAGAGAAATCCAAGAACATTTTGTATTAACTGTTAATGAATATTTTAATAAAAATTGGAAAGATTTACAAAAACATCCTAAATTGCTCTGGCTACTGTTATGCATGTGTAGCTACAATGGTGAGAAAACATTTTATCACAACTGGCTTGGGAACAAGAAGAAAACTGGTACTGGTGGCAAAAGAACAAAGTTTTTAGAAGAACTGTATCCCAATCAAAAAACTGATGAATTAGAGCTACTAGCTGAATTGAGCACAGATAAAGATATAAAAGAACTGGCTCGTAAATATGGAATGGATGAAGCCACCATTGCAAAAAAATTAAAATGATGACGCTGATGATTCAACCCTATGTTTGTGATTATTGTGATAAAAGTTTTATGCAAGAAAAGACCTTGTTTGTGCATGTATGCGAACAAAAAAGAAGGCATCTGGCAAAAAAAGAACGGCATGTGGTTTTAGGATTTGATACATTTCAAAAATTTTATCGTCAAGCGCAGCCAAATAATAAACAGGAAAAAACATATGAAGATTTTTGTAAGAGTCCTTATTATAATGCTTTTGTCAAATTTGGCAGTTTTGTCAGCAATGTTAATCCTCTCTACCCGGAAAAATTTATCGACTATATTGTCAAGTCCGGAATTAAACTTGATCACTGGTGCAGAGACGAGCTCTACGAACAGTATGTTGTCGAACTCATCAAACGAGAAAGTGTCGAAACCGCGCTCCAAAGATCAGTCCAAACCATGACCGAGTGGGCCGCCAGCCACAATGCATTATGGAATCACTATTTTCTTTATGTTAGTCTGAGCAGAGCATGCTACGACATAAAGGACGGAAAAATTAGTCCTTGGTTGATATTGAACAGTGCAAACGGCAAGGCCATGTTACGCAAATTTGACGACATGCAACTGGCAAATATACAGACAATTATTGACCCACCATTTTGGATCAACAAATTTAAAAAATTACCCGATGACATGTCATTTGTAAAAGAAGTTGTGAGAGAAAGTAATATATAATGCCAGATATTGATATTGACTTTGCGGACAGAACACAAGCCTTAAATTTATTAAAGCATATCGATGCGCGAATCGATAGTGGCAAAAAACACAACACTGGTATCTATTGCACCAGTATACCTTACAGCCCCGTAGACAACATCAGCACATTGGATTATAAAACTGCTGAGGCAAGGGGATATTTCAAAATAGATTTTTTAAATGTAAGCATTTATGAAGGTGTTAAAAGCAACGAACATCTAACACACCTATTAAATCAAGAACCACTCTGGGATTTACTCGAGCAGAAAGAATTTTGTGACATGATATTCCATGTGAACGGCTATCACAATTTAATTGCGGAATTGAAACCCAGTACCATCGAAGAGTTAGCCATGTTCCTTGCACTTCTCAGACCTGGTAAAAAGCACCTCATCCCAGTATGTAAGGAAAAAGGTTTCCAGGCAATCTCCAATGAAATCTGGACTAAGACAACAGAGTATAGTTTTAAGAAAAGTCATAGTATTGGGTACGCTCACGCAATTGTTGTACAAATGAATCTAATTTGTGAACAAATTAGCTATGGTTACAGTTAACGCACTTTACGCACTAACTGCACAGACCTTCGCTTGACTCTCTTTAGTGTGAGATTCATCAAGTTGACCACCGGACCGAGTATTACACGAGTGTCTTTGCTATTGAATGTTTTAATGATATAAGCAAAAGGACCAATTTGATCTCTACAAAATATATTAATAGGGAATTGACGATTACTTTCCCACCACCATATTTCTCCTATTTCTAGAAACAATTTTGTTTCTTCAGAGGTCTTTATTGCATTGAGATCATAAAAACTGGTCACATACTGATCTTGATTTATGATGATGCCAATGTATTCCTTATCACCGTAATTCAATACACTGATAAAGGGTAAGTTTTGTTCTATATCGTCTCTTAATTTTGCCATAAATAGTAGTAAAGGTCGATTGCCAAATGCAAAAAATTCAAAGTTATTTATATCCCAACAGACAAATCATCTTGGCTGATTTGGCAGGATTCACCGTGGAGAACACAGTAGTGTACGCAAAAACAGTAAAAATATATCAAGGCGTGGATAACGTCCTACAATTTGACATTCAAAACGCAGATCAAAAACGACTAGATCTAACAACTTTGACCAATTTACAAATGAATGTGTTTGATCAATCGGGCAAAGCACTGACCACAAGCCCGTATGCTTTAACCATACTGGCCAATGCCACTACCACAAATACAGCCAGCATGGTGGCGCCATTTCCAGTAGGGCCTGTAAGTAGTACCAACATAACAGTGGCAACCAACAACATCACAGGTTCATTTGTAGCATCTCAACAGGT